TAATAAAGTACCTTTTCATAAGATTTAACAAATTATACTACCCATCTACCTGAGAGTCAAGAATTATTTTTTCTTGGCGTTTAAAACGACGTCGCATTTGTCTCAAAGCTATAGAGAGCGTAACGTAAAGCGTCAGCCATGTGGGAGCTAGAATCGTGAAGAGGCTTTTCTCTCATCAGGTTAGGATTCGGATCCCAACGGTACTGATCCATGCTACGGAGAGTTTCTAAGCATTTCTGATCTATAATTAATCTGTTGTTTTCAACTAGAGAAGATACGTGAGCTATTCCATCGTTGACAGACTTCTTAGCGTTTGTAGTGGTTATATCATAGTTCTGTGCTAAATCAAATCGGGTTTGTTGTGCTGCTGAGTCTATAAAACAGTAGTCTACCAACCTTCTTTCCATGATTTCGCCAATTACTTGCGCGTGTTGTTCCGTAGTTTTCTCAGCCTCATAATACTCCTCTACAACATAGAACTTTTCACCATCAAACATAATAACCAGATAGGCAGTCGGATCTTTGAAACCGACGTCTAATCCTGATATTACATCGCAGTTTCTAAACTCCATCTCGGACAGATCGGCTACACAATTCTCATAATCGAATTTCCAAATCTGTCCTTCAAAGACATTAAAGTCAGCCATATATTCTTGATTGAATTCAGCTTCGCTCATTGTCTTTTTAGCTTCTTCTATATCCTCTGTAGTCGCTCTAGGATTGTCCTGCCAAGTAGCGTGAACGGAACACCACTCGGGGTATTCGTCATTGAACCCCCTTTGATAGAACCTACTAAACCAATTATTTCTTCCCCGAGGCGTGGATATAAATAAGGCTTTACTTTCCGCTTTATCCAATGTAGGACGGAGCGCAACATTGAAAGCAGTTTCCCCGTCAGCGAGTGCCGCTTCATCAAAGATAATAAAGTCATAAGATCTTCCTACTGTAGAATCAACTTGATTCACCGAGCCCATTCTAATTGTTGAGCCATTTGTTAGTTCTATTACTCTATCTTTTGCATTATCCTTTGCAACTTCAAGATCAAAGTGTTTTAGTAACTGTCTTTGTAAGTCAAATGAGATTTGACTCAGGTTGTAATTAGGAGACATGACAAGTATATGGCAACCGGGAACTAAAGACACTAACTGTCCCAGTATGTTTGCTATATATGTTTTTCCTTGTCTCCGGCTAATAGCCGCGCAAACAAATCTGTATTTTTTAGAATTCACTGCATTTATTATTGCAATTTGAGAGGGAATGGCTTCAATACCTAATAGCCCCAAGTACTGCTCTACTGGCAACTTTAGAAAGTTACCCTGCTCAATGCTTTCGTATTGTATATCTTTTCTAGAGACTAACATTGTATCTTCTTGCCCATTCCTTAAAATATCCTACTGAGTAAACACTCTTACCGCCTATATTAGCGTTCCAGTTTACTAAGTCATCAATTTTATTTTCAACTTTTCTTAAAGCTGCTTGTCGAACTCCTGGAGTTGCTTTCCATTGAGCGTCAGGTATCGACCAGCCTGTTTTAATTTTTTTAGTAATGTAAGAAGGTAACACTCCTTCTAACCCCTTTCTAGCTAGATACTTGTACTCGCCTTCACCCCATCTTTTATCTTTTGGTTGCTGCATCTTAACATCGGAAGGTATTCCCATGATATAATTATAGTATTCTTTATTCAGCAAAGGAAACCTTCCTTCCATTCCAAAGTAAGCTCCAAACCTATCGTTTCGTGCTAAAAAGTCTTCGCTAACTCTAGTCAACATTTCTACAAATAAACAGTTATTTAAAAAGTCATCTGTAAACATATGAGTTGGAAACCAATCCCGCATATATTCGCAGTATCCTCTTTGTCCTGAGTATTCATATTTCGCTGACGCAACCTGTACTCTTTTTGCTCTTTTCCAAGATATCGCTTCGTGATGAGCTTTAAAAACATCTTCGTCTCTCTTATATCTGCTGTGGGTGACATACCCAGTGTACATTTCATCTCCACCATCTCCTGAGTAAGTAATGATCACATCTTTGTGCCTCATCAACTTATTTATCATAAGATAGGAAGGATTATTTTTGTTATAAGTAGGCATCTCTAGTGCCTCTACAGATTGCTCAAAGTGCTCAACAAAACTCTCACTAGTAACTTCTAGCTCTGTGTGAGTTAGTCCATATTGATCGGCTAGCATCAATGCACAATCAGCATCGTTATTATATTCTGGGTCTTTACAGGGCGTGTAACGAGTAGTAAAAGTTTGATAGCTATCTGTTGGCCCTAAATAGTGCATAACAGAAGTGCTATCTAAACCTCCTGATAAAAATACGCCTCTATTTCTTGAACAAATTGATGAGAGCGTTACAGCTTTTTCGAGTTTATTTTGAAAATCTTCGATAGTATATTCAGTAGTCTCAAAATTTTGTTTCCATAAAGATTTACTCGTAGTTTTCTTTGTATTATGATCGTAAATTAATATCTCGCCTGGTACTAACTTAAAAACTCCGTCAATTAAAGTCTGAGGCCCAGGAACGTACCCAAAGTCTCTAAACATCCCGAAAGCAAACAAGTTCAATTTATTGTTCGAATTCTCTAATGCGTGAGGTGATGACGAAAAAATTAATCCATCGTCTATTTTTCGATACATTAGAGGTTTAATTCCAAAAGAATCTCGACAAAGTATTAAAGTATTATCTTTTTGCCAAGCAAATGCCCACATTCCTTCACATTTATCTAAAAAGTTGAGTCCGTAATGGTGTAAGCCCTTAATTAATACCTCTGTATCGACTTTACTATTCCATTCGTCTAGCTCTTCCCAGTTAAAAATAGCCCCATTGAAGACTAAAGAGCTATTTAGATAGTGAATTGGTTGAGTAGAGTCTTCGATCTGACCCATTGTTGATAAAAGATTGTGTCCAAAGGTGACTTTATTGTTTGACCATACATTTGAACCCTCTGGCCCTCTTTTTTGAGTTACCAGATTCATTGCTTTTACTCTTTCTTCTGCTCTCGGTACTGTTATTCCATTTATTCCGCACATTTTAGTATCACCACGTTTAATATTTGACGATGCATTCCTTTTGGACATCGAACCAAACTGACTCCATGCCACGCTTCTCTTGTATTTTTGAAAATAAAAGAACTATTTCCTCTATTTTCAAAAACTTTTTTATGTTCAAAATCTCTTGGTTCAGGATTCATAATATCTTTTTTCAATCCTGTGTATAAAAGTGTGTTTCCACCGTAGTATTGTTTCCATCTTTGTGGTAGAAAGTAAAATAAATGAGAACCTATTTTTTCTAAACTATCTAAGTGAGGAGAGGCATCTCTGCCTTGACAAGTTCTATGAAAGTCTAATCTTAAATCGCAGTTTTTAACTCCAAGTAGTTTACAGACATATTTTTTATATTCACTTCCCTCAAGCATAAATCTACAAAAGTTTCTCCAGATAAGAGGTAAGTCATCTATCTGAACTCTATAAGGGCTTAGGTTCTTCCATCTGTCTGCTCCTACATACATAAATCTACGCCAATGAGGACGCTGCCCATTTTTTCTTGTTTCGGGTTCTTCATCTTTAAATAATTCATCGGGAGGAAAAAACTCAAGCAAGAGATCGTAGTACTCTTGTTTAATAAAGTCAGTATAAGAGCGATGAGAAGCATAGCCATGCCCCTCTATCAAGTTTGTAGGATTATCGTTTAAATACATAATTTATTTCGTATTCATTCAATCTGTAGGACGCATCATAGTCTATGATGTATCCTAGTTTATTTAAAAACTTTTCTGCTTGGTCTGCGTTCTTTTTTCTAAGTTCTACTTGAACTTCTTGTGCATTTTGTAATACTATGGATGATCCTTCCAAAACACTTAACTCTGCACCATCTACATCTATCTTTATATAGTCTGGTTGTTTTATGGCTCCTTCAATAAAAAGAGTATCAAGTTTAGTACCATAACAACCTTGAGAAATACTTTTTCCCAGTCTAGAGTCTTCTGCAAAAGAATTATCAGCAGCTCCTGGAATCATTTCA